GAATGTATCTCCAAGTTTCTGGTATTGGAAGCACATCGGTAAGTTTTGTAGAAAGAAGTCTATCAACTGGAACAGAGACTGTAGTTCCACAAACGGAATGGAATATTGATAAGTTAGATGGCACTGGTATTTCTGGTCTTACATTAGATATCACCAAAGCACAAATTCATTGGATGGATATTGAGTGGTTAGGACTTGGAACTGTTAGAGTTGGTTTTGTAATAGACGGACAATTTATTCACTGCCACTCGTTCCATCACGCAAATATTATCCAATCAACTTATATCACAACTGCGTCATTACCTTTGAGATATGAGATTGCGAATACTGGAATTACAACAAGTTCAAGCACACTCAAGCAGGTTTGTTCTACTGTAATTTCAGAAGGTGGTTATGAACTTCGTGGATTGCAACAAGCAATAGGAACACCAGTTCAAACACCAGTCGATTTAACAACAGCAGGAACTTATTATACAGTTGCATCAATTCGTCTTAAAGCAACTCCAAATAGATTAGATGCAATTGTAATTCTAACTGCACTTTCTATTTTAGGCACTACAAATAATGCAACTTATAACTGGCAAGTAAGAGCAAGTGGAACATCTAATGGCGGAACTTGGAATGATGCTGGTGGCGATAGTGCTGTTGAATATAAGATTGGTGGAGGAACTTATACTGGTGGAAGAATACTAGCATCTGGATATACATATGGTTCCAATCAAGGTTCAACATCAGTAGATATTCTTAAAGAGGCACTATTTAAGTTCCAGTTGGAAAGAGATGCACTAACTGGGACACCCTATGAACTTTCTATCGTATGTGCCTCTGATGCTAATGGTGCAGATATTCATGCTTCTATGGACTGGGAAGAAATTAGTAGGTAATTTTTATGAGTGACGTATATCTTGGTAATCCTTTACTAAAGAAAGCAAATACTCCTATTGAGTTTACTCAGGAACAAATTCTTGAGTTTGTGAAATGTAAAGACGACCCCGTTTATTTTGCAAAAAACTATGTGAGAATTGTAACCTTGGATAAAGGATTACAACCTTTTCAAATGTATCCTTTCCAGGAAAAGTTAGTTAATAACTTCCACAATCACAGATTTAATATCTGTAAGATGCCACGACAGACTGGTAAATCAACTACCGTCGTGTCTTTCCTGCTCCATTATGCGGTGTTTAATGATAATGTCAACATAGGTATCCTTGCAAACAAAGCAGCAACAGCCAGGGAGCTTCTGGATAGGTTACAGACTGCTTATGAAAACTTACCAAAGTGGATGCAGCAGGGTATCATATCATGGAATAAGGGTTCTCTGGAATTAGAAAATGGGTCAAAGATTTTGGCTGCTTCTACGTCTGCAAGTGCTGTCCGAGGCATGTCATTCAATATCCTCTTCCTCGACGAATTTGCGTTCGTTCCAAACCATATTGCAGATTCCTTCTTTGCATCTGTTTATCCTACTATTACTTCTGGTAAGAGCACGAAAGTAATCATCGTTTCCACTCCACATGGTATGAATCACTTCTACCGAATGTGGCATGATGCAGAAAAGAAAAAGAATGAGTATATTCCAACCGATGTTCATTGGTCTGAAGTTCCCGGAAGAGATGAAGTCTGGAAACAACAAACAATTGCAAACACTTCCGAGCAACAGTTCAAGGTTGAGTTTGAATGCGAATTCTTAGGGTCGGTTGATACTCTTATTGCACCCAGCAAGCTTAAGAGTTTAGTTTATGACCACCCAATTAAGAGAAATGCTGGTCTAGATGTTCATGAAGATGTAAAAGAGAATCATGATTATGTAATTTCAGTTGACGTTGCCCGTGGAGTTGGTAACGATTATTCTGCTTTTACTGTAATTGATATCACAACATTCCCCCACAAGGTGGTTGCAAAGTATCGAAATAATGAAATTAAACCGATGCTTTTCCCAAGCATTATTGTTGATGTTGCAAAGAACTACAACGACTCTTATATCTTATGTGAAGTGAATGATGTAGGAGACCAAGTGGCAAGTATTATTCATTATGATCTAGAATATAATAATCTTCTTATGTGCTCTATGCGTGGTAGGGCAGGTCAGATTGTTGGTCAAGGATTTTCTGGAAAGAAGACTCAACTTGGCGTAAAGATGTCCAAGACTGTAAAGAAAATTGGATGTCTCAACCTCAAGACTATGATTGAGGAGAATAAACTTCTCCTTAATGATTACGAAATTATTGCAGAACTTACGACATTCATTCAAAAGCACAATTCATTTGAGGCTGAGGAAGGTTGTAATGATGACCTTGCTATGTGCTTGGTAATCTATGCTTGGTTAGTTGCTCAAGATTACTTTAAAGAACTTACGGATCAAGACGTTCGTAAAAGAATCTATGAGGAACAAAAAAATCAAATTGAACAAGATATGGCACCTTTTGGATTTGTTGTTGATGGATTAGATTCTGAAAGTTTTGTTGATAATGATGGAGACCGTTGGTTTGCCGATGAATATGGTGATAGAGCATATATGTGGGAGTACTTATCATAATGGACTTAGATGGTCAAATAAGACTTGGACATTTACTTCTTAATGATAGAAAATGCAAAACGTGCGGAGAAATAAAAAATTTAGTGGATGAGTTTTATAGAACCAGAAAAGATAAAGGTGCTGTACCATCATCTTACTCATATGAATGTAAAGAATGCACTATAAAAAGAGTAGTTGCTTCCAAAATGGTATCCAAAGTTTTAGATAAATGGGAATATCCTGACTGGTAATTAATTCACGTCCGATTTCCCCCCCGTAAATAAAGATTTTAATAAATATTTTTTAGTTAAACTGAGATTTTACGGAGAAAAACATGGCGACTCCTCAATTATCTCCTGGAGTATTAGTCAGGGAGGTTGACTTAACTGTAGGAAGAGCTGATAATGTTTTAGATAATATTGGTGCAATTGCTGGACCTTTCCCAATTGGACCTGTTAATGACCCAGTTGATATTACAACAGAGCAAGATCTTATAAACGTTTTTGGAAAGCCACAAAATACTGATGCTCAATATGAGTATTGGATGAGTGCTTCATCTTTCCTTTCATATGGCGGTGTTCTAAAAGTTGTAAGAACTGCAGGAAGTTCTTTAAATAACGCTAATGCTGGAGTTGGTATTTCTTCCACAACTTCACTTAGAATCGATAATTACGACGATTACATCAATAATCACTCAGAAGCAAATGATTTCACATTTGCTGCAAAGAATCCAGGTTCTTGGGGAAATAACTTAAAAGTTTGCTTTATTGACGATCTAGCAGACCAAATTATCGGAATTACCACAACAAACTTGTCTGCGGCAGGTGCTGTTGTTGGATACGGTATTACAGCTGCTATTTCAGGAACTCTTCCTGGAGCTGGTTCAACATCATCATTCACCGGTTATCTAAAGGGAATTATTACTGGTGTTACTACTGATACTACAAATAGCAAGAGTACTGTAAATGTAAAGATTGTTTCTAGAGTTTCTTCTGCAGGAACAGAAACAAAAATCGACTATGCACAAGGAAATTCTTTTGGTTCCTTCGATACTTTAGATTCAGTCTACTTTGTTAATAATTCTGGTGTTAATACTGGAAGAACCGCGACTGCTCCATATCAACCAGCAAGTGCGATTGATTGGTATGACCAACAAACTCTTGGACTAACCAATACAACAATCTTCTGGAAATCGATTGCACCAAAACCAATTTCCAACAAGTATTCCTTAGATAGACAGGGTAAAAACGATGCTCTGCACGTAGTTGTAGTTGACGATGACGGATCAATCACGGGAATTCAAGGAAGTCTTCTTGAGAAGCATCTGAATATATCTAAAGCACTTGATTCAGTATCAAATGTAAATGCTCCACAGAAAATCTGGTACGAGCAATATCTTGCAGACTTCTCTGCTCAAATTTATGCAGGAAGCAATCCATCAAGTGCTGCAGATGCATATTGGGGAACTGCACCAAGAGCAACTGGATTCTCAGCAAACTTCACTCCATATACAACCGCACAGGGTCTATGGGGACAAGATGCTCAAGATATTACTTTCAGCGCAATTGGTAATGTAACTTATACCTTAGGTGGTGGAGTTGATTATTCTGCTGCAGGTGGAATGAAGCCTGAACTAGGAGACTTAATCACTTCGTATGGATACTTCTCCAACAAAGATGAAATTCAAGTTGACTATTTAATCATGGGTCCTGGATTCGATGCAGAAACCGATACCCAAGCTAAGGCAAACTACCTAATCTCTATTGCAAGCGATAGAAAGGATTGTGTTGCAACAATTGGTGCTCACAGAGGAAATATTATTGGAGTTACAAACACCAATACACAAACTGATAATATCATCAATTACTTCAGCAGCCTTTCATCTTCATCATATGCAGTTTTTGATAGTGGTTATAAGTATACCTACGATAGATTCAATAACAAATTCCGTTACATTCCATGTAATGCGGATGTTGCAGGTCTAATGTGCCGCACAAACCTCGTAGCATATCCATGGTTCTCGCCAGCAGGACAGCAAAGAGGAATCTTAAATAATGCAATTAAACTTGCATACAATCCAAATAAAGCACAGAGAGATAGACTATATCCAGCAAGAATTAACGCAATCGTTACTCAACCTGGAATCGGAACTCTCCTATTCGGTGACAAAACAGCTCTTGGTTATGCTTCTGCTTTCGATAGAATTAACGTTCGCCGCTTGTTCTTAACGATTGAGCAAGCACTACAGAGAGCAGCAGAAGCTCAACTCTTCGAACTCAACGACGAGTTAACTAGAGCAAACTTTAGAAATATCGTTGAACCATATCTCCGCGATGTTCAGGCAAAGAGAGGTCTTTATGGA